GAGAAAACTAACGGTACTAAAATTAATCGTATTGGTTTTATAACTGCGGGTAACGGTTACGGATTAGCTCAAGGTGGTGGATATGGCGGGAAAACGCTTCTAAATGAATATCAAGGCGATGGAGGATATATACATAAAGAGTTTAGTATATTACAGCCTTACATTACCTGTTACATGTGGAAACGTGTTTCTTAAAGGAGAGCAAATATGAGAGTTTTTAATGAAGATAAAACACAGGAATTAAAAGAATATGATTTAAATAAAGGATATTTAGAACTGGATAAATTATTTGTGAAGCACCATGAAGCTGCAGAAGAAATTAAGGAGCAATGGCACTACGAAACTATTGCGGAATATCCAAACGGTGGTAAGGATGTTGAAAAAATAATTGACGTTCCTTATCAAGCCCCTCAAGAAGAGTATGACGAATATGAAGATATTTATGTTTATATTCCTTATACTGATGAAGAACTTGAAGAATTGAATAAACCAAGTGAATTAGAAATATTAAAACGAGAACAGGAAGTAACCGCACAAGCGATTCAAGATTTAATTTTAACAATGATGGGTGGTGAGTAAAATGGCTAACTTTTTAGTATATCGTATTTTAGATGAAAAATTAACATATGACAAAGTACCCCAAGCGTTAAAAGCAGAAGTTAAGCGAATTTTAATCGAATTAGGACATGAAGAATTAGTGCACTAATCTGCTGATTCGATGACAACTGTATTCAATAAAATTTTAATTGAAGGTGAGGAAAATGAAAAAAATGGAAAAAGTATTTAATAGTACTGTAGCTGTTGTGGCTACTTTTTTTACGTATTTATTCGGGGGCTGGGATGCAGCAATTGGTATTTTAATTGTATTTATGTGTTTAGATTATGCGACTGGTGTAATCGTTGCCTACCAAAACAATCTGTTAGACAGTGAAGTTGGATTTAAAGGACTTGTAAAGAAATTTATGATCCTTGTCATCTTAATTGTAGCAGTGATGTTAGATAGATTAATGAATACTGGCACATGGGTATTTCGTACACTTGTGTGTTACTTCTACATCGCAAATGAGGGAATTTCTTTATTAGAAAACGTTTCTAATTTAGGAGTAAAAATCCCTGATAAATTAAAAGATGCATTAGTGCAGCTGAATAAAGATGAAAGTGAGGAAGAATAACATGGAAATCAAACAAAATTTAGTAAATGCAGGTAAATACAGTATTAAATGTCCTTACGAAAGAACACCGCAGTTTTACGTGGTTCATAACACATATAATGATGCTCCAGCAAAAAATGAAGTTTCATATATGATTGGGAATAATAACAAAGTATCATTTCATTGGGCTATTGATGATGTAGAAGCTATTCAAGGATTGCCTGAAGATCGTAGTGCATTTGCAAGCGGTGACGGTGGAAAAGGACAAGGGAATTTATATGGTATTCATGTTGAAATTTGCTATTCAAAATCGGGCGGAGATAAATTTATCAAAGCTGAACAAAATGCAGCAAAATTTATCGCGGATGGTTTAAAGGCTCACGGTTGGGGAATTGATAAAGTTAAAAAGCATCAGGATTTTACTGATAAATACTGTCCACATAGAACATTAGATATGGGGTGGCAAAGATTTTTAAATATGGTGCAAGCAAATCTGGATGGAAATCAAACAGTAGTAACTCCAACACCACAACCATCTCAGCCCGATAGTGGATACTCAGCTTGTACATATGAGATTATTGCAAGCGATTTGATTGTTAGAAAAACTCCGGGTGGTAGTGCGGTTGGCCATGCGGGATTGACTGCTGATGGAAAAAAACATGATAAAGATAACGATGGTGCGTTAGATCGTGGAACTAGAATCACAGTTAAAGAGATTTATCAAAATGGTAACGATATCTGGGGCAGATGCCCTAGCGGATGGGTATGCTTAAAACAAGGTTCTAATATTTATGCAGTTAAAGCAAATGCAGCATCTACGCCTTCTAATACCACTACAACTAGAGAACTCGGAACGCATGAAGTAACTGCCAGTGATTTAAGTGTTCGTACTGGTCCCGGTACAAATTATAGAAGAAAAACATACAATGAATTAACCGCTGACGCTAAAAAACATGATTATGATAAAGACGGATGTCTAAACAAGGGTACTCGTGTTACTGTAAAAGAATGGAAAAACGGGTTTGCACGTATTCCTAGCGGATGGGTAAGTGGCGATTATCTAAAAAAGGTATAGTAATGAAACGTATAGAAGTATCTGTTTTAGCCGCTCTAGCGCTATTATCATTATTACTAGGAATTGCCCTAGTACAAGAAAAACAAACCACTAGAAACCTAAAAACCAATCTAGAATTAACAAAACAGGAATTACAAGATACTCAAGGCGATAGAGATTATTATCAAGGGCAGTATAAAAAATATTACGAACTGTCCGAAGAGCTTCAAAATCAAATGGGTGTTTATGCTTATGAATAAAGTTTACTTGAAAATAGGCGCAGAAGATATTCAAGGAAATCGGCTTAATACACGGGTAGAGTATGTTCTTATGTATGTGGGGTTATCGCACAGCATTATCAACAATGGGTATCGTGATATACATGTAAATAATAAATACATAAAATTCAAGCCTAGATTAAAATTGATCTAGGCTTTTTTTGTACAAAGAAAAACACAGTGACATGGGAATGAACACTGTGTTTTTTAGCATAATTTTGGAATGGGTACTATGCTTATTAAAAGTATATAATAATTTATTATTATTTTCAATAAACTTTATATAAAAAGAGTACAAGCCCAAAAACGGGAGAGGTGAACTTGCACTCTTAGTATAACTATGAATATTGTTAATGGGAAAGGAACAATATTCTATTGTACAAAAATATTATCTGTACGCCATTCATTTTACTGTTTTATACAAAATATGCAAGTATAATGAATTATTAAATAAAAGAGCACAAGGCTCTAGTGAGGAGATATCTCTTTTGTGCTCTTTGTCTAGCAAGGCTAATGGGAAAGGAAAGCCATTTAATCTTGCATCCATTTTAATTTCCTCCATTTTTCTTATTATATAGCGATATTAAAGCCAAGTCATTAATAAAATTACTAACAATACTATAACTATAATGTTAAGTATCATTTTAATCTTTTCATAGTGTTTCATGATTATCGCTCCTTTCGTTTATGAGAAAGATATGATATAATCTTTAAGAGAGAGGGGAAGTCATTTCCCCAAACTCTTTATGATTGCTAATATTAGAGTTATTATCTCTAGTATTAACTTGAGGAGTTCCAAGACTTGTTTGACGATTGGTTTGGAACTCTTTTTTTGTTTCTTCATATCCTATCTCCTTTCTACACTTATGTAATACACCAAAACGTGAACTTTGTCAACGTTTAAATACACTTTTATATGAATTATTTTCACTATTGAATGAACTATATTCATGTGATAAAATACTAATGAGGTGATATGTAATGAATAAAAAAATAATATCTTTATTGGCATTGTTTGGATTCAATCAAACTGATTACGCTAATCACATGTCAATGAGCAAGAGTAGTCTAAGTAACAAAATGAAAAGAGGCTCATATACGGCAAAGGATTTAATTGAGCTGGCTGAAATGACAGGGAATAGGCTTGCAATTGTTGATGAAAACGACAAAGTAATAATTGAATTCAGTAAGGAAGATTTATAGGCAGGAATATACATATAAATGTATATCGTTCAAGTCTGGTCGTAAATGATCGGACTTTTTATTTTTTTGGAATTTTATTAAAAATAAAAAAGTAATTTTCCTTTTTTGGTAGTAAATAATAATAAGGAGGAAAATATTATGGATATAGAAAGAAAAGAAAAATTAGAAGAGATTATAACAAGATTGGATTCAATTTCAGAGATTTTATATGGATTACAATTGTTAGATCTAAACTGCAATGAATTTTCTGCTTTAAATGTAGCAGATTTCCTTGAACTTCCAATAGAGGAGCTAGCAAACATTAGATTCCAATTAAATAATTTCTAAAAAACATAGACCTAAAAGGTCTATAATGGTAGAATTAGAAGAACACATTTTTTTACTCGTGGGGAGGGAATATCTGTGTTCTTTTTTTATAAACATAAAAAAATACAATGCCATAAAATATGACACTGTATCTTTTAATAATAACTTTCGACGTTTCGTATTATACGTTTTTGTTTTTCTATTGCATGTTTACAGTCTATTATTTTTTCTTCTTTATCCTGTAAATTGGAAAATTCTAAGAATTTTAGTTTTTCTTCCAGTACCTTTAATTTTGTTTTTGCTTCTTGAAGTTTTCTGTCTTTTAGGTTCAT